CGCGCTACAGGCGATGTTACTAAAGCACAGAAACTTCAATCCATTGCAATCGATATTGCTGCCGGTACTGGCAAGAGCCTACAGGCCGTCACAGAAAGCCTATCAAAGGCCCAGGAAGGCAACTTAGCCGGGCTTTCAAGGCTTGGGGTAGGTCTTACTAAGGCTGAACTTAAAACGCTTGATTTTGAGCAGATAACAGCCAAATTAGCTGCAACCTTTGCAGGTCAAGCAACTATCCAGGCAGATACATTTCAAGGAAAGATGGCTCGCCTATCTATAGCCTTTGATGAAGCTAAAGAAACAGTCGGGGCATTTATTCTTGATGCTATTACTCCTTTGGTTGAAAACATTGTTAAGTATGTAGTTCCTGCCATTACAGCCTTTGTTGAAGGCTTTGAAGGTGGAAGCGGACTTAAGAACGCATTTACTGAAATAGCAAGAGTTGCTCAGACTATCTTGATTCCAATCTTTGAAGGTCTCCAAAAGATTTTTAACAGTATTAAAAAAGCGGTTATGGATAATGAAGAAGCCTTTGCCGGTCTATGGTCATTTCTTAAAAATGTCCTAGCACCATTCTTAGGCGGTGCTTTTAAAGTAGCGTTTGAGGTAATTGCATTTGTTATAAATCAAGCCCTAGATGCCGTTGGAAAACTTATTAGAGCGTTCCAACTTTTATTTGAGGCAGGAAACAAAGTCAAGAATTTCTTAGGCTTTGGTGGTGCTAGCAATGCTTCTAATGCAAGTTTGGCAAGCCCTGGCATTCAAAACGCCCCATTCGTTCCAATGGCTCCAAGTGGCGGATACTCTGGTCAGGCGGTTAGTTTTAACAATAACATTACAGTCAATGGAGCAATCGATTCAGAGTCAACAGCTCGACAGATCGTTGAAGTGCTTAACCAATCTTCTTATCGTGGAACTTTGGGTGCTGGTGCTTTTGCATGACAATATGGACTCCAGAATATGCAGTTGAGGTCAATGGGCTTGGAGATGTTACCGATCTAACTATTGCCAATTTGACTATCACTTTAGGGCGTTCAGACATCTATTCTCAGCCTGTTGCAGGCTATGGCCGTTTTACCATTTTGAACTTAAATCAAGCTGCTACAGGATTTGATGTTAATGATTCAGTAGTTATTAAGGTTAAAGATTCAACTGGCACTTATGTTCCTATCTTTGGCGGAGATGTCACAGATATCGATGTAACAGTTAGAACAGGCGAGCCAGCCATTACCCAGGCTATTACCGTCACAGCACTAGGGGCTTTATCTAAACTGCCTAAAACCTTAACTGAAGGCGTATTGGCTAAGGCTAATGACGGCGATCAAATCTATGAAATTTTATCGAACTTATTATTTAACCAATGGAATCAAGTTCCAGCAGCAGAAACATGGGCTGCTTATAATGCAACAACCACTTGGGCTAATGCTGAGAACTCTGGATTAGGTGAGATTGATCAGCCCGGGGATTATGAACTTACTGCTCGATCTGCGAGCACCACAGATGTTTATAGCCTTGTTGCAGGATTAGCTCGTTCAGGGCTTGGATACATTTACGAGGATAGTGCCGGGCGTATCGGATATGCAGACAGCACTCATCGCGGTGAATACCTAGCAGCTAATGGTTATGCCTATGTCGATGCAGGCTGGGCTTATGCTTCTGGTATTGCCACATCAAGGCGCTTGGGTGATCTACGCAATGAAGTGACAATTACCTATAAAAATGGTCAACAGGAAACTGCATCCGATGCGGCATCAATTGCGACTTATGGCTACCAAGCACAAAACATTCAAACAAGCATTGAACTTAAAGCCGATGCAGAAGATCAAGCAGCCTTTTATTTAGCGATTCGCGCCTTTCCTCAAGATCAGTTTAAGGCGATTACCTTCCCATTGACTAACCCTAATATCCCAGATGTATCACGCGATCAGGCTCTTAACATATTTATGGGCTTACCTCTTGACATTGAGGATTTGCCAGCCAATATCGCAAACGGTCGCTATCAAGGATTTGTTGAGGGTTGGACTTGGACTAGCAGATTCAACGCTTTGGATTTAACTATTATCGTCTCGCCAGTTGCTTTCAGCTTGCAGGCGTTTAGATGGAACAATGTACCAATCACCGAATCATGGAACACAATAAGTCCTACTTTGGACTGGAATAACGCTACAATAGTAGCCTAATCAAGGAGAATAGATGGCAACGACAACTAATTATGGGTGGACTACCCCTAATGATACTGACCTAGTCAAAGATGGCGCGGCTGCTATCCGCACTCTTGGTTCGTCTGTAGATACAACTACAAAGGCGCTTAACCCTTCAACTACGCTTGGAGATATCGAGTACCGTTCATCAACTGCTAACACAAATACTCGTCTTCCGATTGGTACAAACGGACAGTATTTAACCGTTTCAGGTGGCGTACCTGCATGGGCTGGAATTTCAGCAGGTGGAATGACTTTAATAAGCACAACTACTCTAACAGGAGCTTCAGTAACTCTTTCTTCAATTCCATCAACATATAAAAATTTGCAACTTATTATTAGAAATTTTAGACCTTCTGTTGACGGAGAACTCATAAAAGCAAGAATTAACAGTGATAGTGGTACCAATTACAATTTACAACCCTATACTTCGACTTCTTTAACTAACTTATCTTTCAATGTTGATGAAATTCTTATTACTACTGGGGGAGATAGCAGTACTAGTCAAACTTTTGCCGTAGTTGATTTTTATGACTATGCAAACACAGCGACTTGGAAAATTGTAAATAGTCTTGCTATAAATAATCAAGAAACAACTCCTACCAATTTTGATTTTAGGAAACAAACTGCTTTGTGGGGTCAAACATCGGCAATTTCTTCATTATTACTTTATCCTGCTTCTGGAAACTTTACCTCAGGAACCGCCCTACTTTACGGAGTATCATAATGCCTAAAACAAACACACTTCCACAAATTAAAATTGTTAATGTTGAAACTGGCGAGGAAATCGTACGCGATGCCAATACTCAAGAATTAGCGCAAATGGAAATTGATGCTGCTAACGCACCAGCGAAGCAAGCCGAAGTAGAAGCGAAGGCAAATGCTCGCCAAGCAATCTTAGATCGTCTCGGTTTAACAGCAGATGAAGTTGCAATTTTACTTGGATGAAAGCTCGACTAAGTAAATCTATAATTCAATTTAGAGAGCAGGCAGACGATGCTTATCCTGACAGAGACCGTCGTTCTGACGGAACTTACGGAGATGCCCGGCATTCAACCAAAAAGAGCGATCACAACGCTTGCCCTATTACAGGGTTCGTCCGTGCTTTCGATCTCGATGCTTCTCTCGATGGGAAAGATGCCACAGCTCATTACCTTGCCGATCAGATACGAGCTCACGCCAAAACAGATAAGCGAATTGCATATGTCATTTTTAATAAGCGAATTGCGAGCAAAAGAACGCTTTGGCGCTGGGTCAAATATCGGGGTACAAACCCACACACTCAACACATTCACATCAGCTTCACAAAGGCTGGCGATGAAGATCGTTCGTTTTTTCAAATCCCACTTCTAGGAGGCAAGTAATGAATCTAAAGAATCCCGTAGTGTTAGCAACAGGAGCATTCTTAGCTGCATGGTCAGCAACTAATTTTGATATCGATTACCGTGCAATCCTCTGGTCAATCCTGTCAGGCATATTTGGATATGCAACACCTAAAAGATAATGACTGTGGAGGACATGGCGGTTCTTGCTGTTGCTGCCACGACCGTTATTGGTTCGTTTATTGGCTCGGTGCGATGGTTAGTAAAGCACTACCTTCAAGAATTAAAGCCAAATAGCGGATCATCGATGCGCGATCAAATAAACCTACTTGAGGCGCGTGTCGAAACCATCCTTCGAATCTTAGAGAAGTGACAATTAAGACATGGCGAGAAAAAAGGTTATTGACCTAGAAACTTACAACGCTCTTGACACCTGGGCTATTAGCCTTCAAGAGATGTATAGAGCTTTGCGTAGAGCAGGCTTTGAAGTTGATCTAGCGTTGGCAGTCATTGTCGAGCCATCAGCATATCCAGCTTGGATATTGCCAGACCCTATCGATCCAGAGCGCTTTGGCGACTACGATGACGAGGACGAGGACTAAACCTAATGAAGAAAATTGTAATCCTAAGTGATTTACAAGTTCCCTTCGAAGATGTACACCTAACACGCAACATAGCAAAATTCTTACAGACATTTAAGCCAGATCAAACAGTCACTATTGGCGATGAGATCGATTTCCAGACTATAAGCAAGTGGTCTGATGGAACTCCAGGAGCCTACGAGCAAACCCTGGGCGATGATCGTGATCGCTGTGTCGAGCTTCTATGGGAACTAGGCGTAACTGACTGCATTAGGTCAAATCATACAGATCGCCTATACAACATCATTATGAAGAAAATTCCATCATTCCTATCTTTGCCAGAACTACGTTTTGAGAAGTTTATGAAGTTTGATGAGCTTGGGATTACATTCCATAAAAGACCAATGCAACTTGCACCTAACTGGGTGGCAGTTCATGGCGATCATACGCCTATCAAGTCACAGGGCGGTCTAAGCGCGATGGAAGCGGCTAGGCGTACAGGTTCTAATATCATCTCTGGACATACCCACAGGGCAGGGCGTACATCCTTCTCAGAAGCCATAGGAGGTCGAATGGGGCGTGTTCTGCATGGGGTTGAGGTAGGCAACCTAATGGACTTTAAACAAGCCGCATATACCCGAGGAACGGCTAATTGGCAACAGGCTTTCGCGATTATGTACATTCATGGAAAGAATGTCCAAGTTGACCTAATCTATATCGAAAAGAACGGCACATTCATAGTTCAAGGAAAAGTCTATGGACGACCTCGTTAGAGACTTAGTACCTCTCAGGCGCTCGATAGATAATGCGGTCGATGATGCAGAATCGTTACCGTTTCGTTATCAAAAGTAGCACATTTTATCGTAGGTCTATGGTTCACTAAGCCTGTTACTAGCCGAAGGTGCTAGTGCGATAGGGGGCAATATGACAGACAATCAGATTATCGGCGCAGCTTTACTTTTGTTTCCGATATTGGTAGGAATAATTTATGCACATGTAGCAGAGGGTAATTACAACAAAGGATTTCGTGAGGGTTATCATCGAGGTCGAGCTGTGAACCGTCAAGAATTTTGGCAAGAATGAAAGCCAAAGAAGTATTACAAAGTGCAACCGATGTCATGCAAGATCGTGGTGCAATCTATGGTCATCCGAAAATCAACCAAGATCGGATCGCTCGCAGACTTACCAATTTACTTGATTTCCCAATCGAGGACTACCAAGCTTGTCTTGCAATGGTCGAGGTCAAACTCTCAAGAATCCAAGAATCCCCGGGACACATTGACTCATACATCGATGCCTGTGCTTACCTTGCACTAGCTTGTGAACTCAAAACAGAAGAGGATGAACTATATGTTTAATTTAGCCGATTATGAACCAGTAGAGGTGAGACTTGAGAAATTTATTAAGGACTATCCAGATTTTCGTATTTCAACTGAATTGGAAGTTATCGAGAGTAATCGATATGTTGTTAAGGCGTATCTATTCAAAACTGCTACAGATAGTGTTGCGTGGGCAACTGGGCTGGCTGAAGAGACAGTTACTAGTCGAGGCGTTAATCAAACTTCAGCATTGGAGAATTGTGAAACTTCGGCGATCGGCAGAGCGCTTGCAAATGCAGGTTATGCTCCTAAAGGAAAGCGCCCAAGCCGCGAAGAAATGACAAAAGTAGTTAAGGGTCCTGCTCCTAAAGTTGAAAAGGATTATTGGACTACACCATTTGGTGAACAAAATGAATTATTAAAGAAGGTTGATGCTCCCGTAACGATCGATGCAGCTCTTAATACAGTTTCAGAGATACTGGGAACTGCAAAGGTAGTGCCAAGTTGCAAACATGGAGACATGGAGTTTAAGGATGGAAACAAGAATGGTCGAGCATGGGGTGGCTACTTCTGCCGACACATTGGAGTACAAGGATCAGAGCCTAAATGTCCAACACTTTGGTATCAATTATCTAGTCAAGGAACATGGGAACCACAGAAGGCGAGAGTATAATGGGATACATTGAAATTCACAATGCAGATGGATTAGGTGGATGGGTCAACTTTGATGATATTCCATTTATCGAGATCATCAACTGTCAGTTATGTAATGAGCCAACAGAAGCTAGAGACATCGTTGCTAACATCGTCATTAAGGATGCACAGCCATCGGTTGGTGCGTGGCAATGCAGGAAATGTCATGCTGTCAATGGATAAGGAAACACTAATAGCGATTCTAACTGGACTAGTCATTGCTCTATCGTTTGCGATGGGATACTTAGTTAATGGCTTCACAGCATAGGAAACACAGAGGGTTCCGAACAGAGCGTGTTGTAGCACAGTACCTATCGACTGTGTGGGAAGGCGCGACTGTCGGAAGGGGTAGTGGCAAGGATATTGTCAATGTTCCTTTTGACTGCGAGGTGAAATCTAGAACAGCGTTCCAGCCTCTAAGTTATTTGCGACAATTAAAAGCTCGAACCGACAAAACTGGGGAGTTGGGGTTTGGGGTTTTACGGCTAAATGGACAAGGAGAAGATGCTGCTGAGTATTGCGCCATCATCCGACTAGCCGATCTATTGCCACTACTTATACTTAAATACGGTCACTTAGACAAAGAACCTACAGAGGCAGACATTGACCGGTGTACTGTCTGTGGGGCTTATATGATCAGGAGATGTTTAACTTGCCAGCCTATGACTACAAATGTTCCAGATGCAATCTCAGTCAAGAAATCAATCATGGATGGCACAATCGACCAATAGTGTTATGCACTTACTGTAATGAACCAATGAACAAGGTGATTACAGCTAATCCAATTCACTTCAAAGGCAAGGGATGGGGCAAAGATTGAGAGTCTTATTAGCTTGTGAGGAAAGCCAGGCAGTCACTAAAGAGTTTAGAGCCCTAGGTCATGAGGCTTATTCATGCGATATCTTGCCTACATCCGGGGATAACCCGGAATGGCACATTCAAGGCGATGTATTAAGTCGCTTAAATGATGGTTGGGATATGATCATAGGTTTTCCTCCTTGCACTTATATGACCAATGCCGGAGCTGTAAGGATGTATCCTAAAAAGGGTGAAATTGATCCAAACCGTTATGCCCTAGCAATGGAGGCTAAAGAATTCTTCATGGCTATATATAACGCCCCTGCAAAACATATTGCTGTTGAGAATCCTGTACCAATGAAAATCATAGGCTTACCCGAGAAGAGCCAAGTAATACAGCCTTACCAATTTGGTGATCCATATTCTAAAAAAACTTATCTATGGTTAAAGAATCTACCTCAATTAGTACCGACTAATGTATTGACCGAATATCAACCCTTTATCAATGGTGGAGGGATGCGTTTAGACAAGGCTCATTACAATAACAAGAAGTTTGCTAACTCTTCAATTGAAAGATCAAAGACATTTCCAGGTATAGCAAAAGCAATGGCAACTCAATGGGGTTAATCCAACACGCCGTCTGACCTGCACTTATAGTTAGGAGTTTGACATGAATGGTACTCTCAGGGCTAGAGCCCATCAGGGGCTCAGAGCGATCCGCTCGCGGATAGATCGCTCGGTAGCCATCGCTATTGTGATAGGTCTGTTTGCGCCAATGACACACGCAAACACGGGCTCAATAGATGCCTTTAAGAATGACCCTAGAAAATACATAAATGCAACAATGCCTAAGCATGAAGCCAAATGTATTAAGTTACTAATTAGTAAAGAATCAGCATGGAATCATAAAGCGGTTGGTAATCTATCAAGTCCAACAAAGTCTTATGTATATGGATTACTACAAATAAAGAATCCAATAGCAAAAGACATGAATCCAATGCAACAGATACAGCTGCACATGAGACACTTAGACCATCGTTACGATGGATCAGCTTGTAAGGCTTGGTCTCATTTCAAGGATAGAGGATGGCATTGAGTAGATCAGCACTCACATCCAAAGGTGGAACAACTAAGTGGCGTAGGATAAGACAACAAGTAATCAATAGAGATAGATGTTGTCAAGCTTGTGGCACAGAAGAGATGCTTACTGTCGATCACATTGTTCCTCGTACGCTTGGTGGTGATGACAACTTAAATAATCTTCAAGTGTTATGCTCATCATGTAATTCAAGCAAAGGGGGTAGGTTTTTTGACAGTTACAGGACAC